GTAGAGTCTTCCCCAGATAGCCATTTAGATTTATGGGCGCGGTTTCATTATAAAAGTTCAATCATTACTTTTTTGGGCACTATTCAGGAAATCTTGTGTAACCCTGATATAACAATAGGATTGTTATCGTATTCCGCTAGACAGGCAAAACCGTTTTTACGCCAGATAATGCAGGAATTCGATTCTAATGAAAAGCTTAAACAACTCTATCCTGATATCCTCTGGAATAAGCCCAGACTTGAGGCCCCCAAATGGGCTGAGAACGAGGGTATATGTGTTAGGAGATTTGCTAACCCGAAGGAACAAACTATTGAGGCTCATGGACTTGTGGATGGTCAGCCTACTGGACGACATTTTGATCTTATTATTTATGACGACGTAGTTGTTCAAGATGCTGTTAACACGCCAGAGCAAATAGCAAAGACAACGCTCTCTTGGGAATTGTCATTAAACTTGGGGTCAACCCATAATCCTCGTTATCAATATGCTGGTACTCGATATTCTTACGGGGATACTTATGGAACTATACTTCAGAGGGCTGCGGTAAAACCAAGAATACATCCTGCTACTGTAGATGGAACAATGGAAGGAGAGCCTGTCTTCCTTCAACCCGCGAGATGGGAAGAAATAAAGAAGACAACCTCTACTTATATAGTCGCTTGTCAACAGCTTTTAAATCCTATTGCTGGTTCGGACGTAGTATTCAAAGAAGAGTGGTGGAATGAATGGGAGATTCGTCCTTATACTTTAAATGCTTATATAATGTGTGATCCGGCTCATTCCAGAAAGAAAGGGTCGAACAGAACAGCTATTGCTGTGGTTGGAGTTGACGCGAATTATAATAAGTTTCTTTTGGATGGGGTATGCCATAGATTATCTTTGTCAGAAAGATGGGAGGCTTTGAAGATGCTTAGGGCGAAATGGAAGACAGCGCCGGGAATAAGGGAAGTTAAGGTTGGATACGAGAGATACGGGGCGCAGTCGGACATAGAACATTTTAAAGAAATGATGCGTATTGATGGAAGTTCTTTTCCAGTGTATGAATTGAACTGGACAGGAGGGGGCGGGTCACAATCGAAGAGGGACAGAATACAAAGGTTAGAGCCTGACTTAAAAGATGGCTCCTTCTTTTTCCCTTTCCCTACAGATCAAAAAAAATTGACTTCTCATCAAAAAGATTATAAAATACAGAAGAAAGAATTTTTGATTTCTAAAAAAATTCTAAGAAAGAATGAAGAAGGAAAGGTGTATGATTTAACGGATTGGGTTAAAAGAAATGAGTACCTGTTATTTCCCACCATCCATCCTGATTTTTTAGATGCTCTTTCTAGAATATATGATATGGACGCAATGCCTCCAATATCTAGAACAAGGCGCTCATTAGAGCCTGAAGCCGAGGCAAGATATTAATGAGAAAATTTAGAATTGGTGGAAGACGAACGGGGCCACCACGAAGAGTTTCCTACCGTATGACAAACGGGAAGAAGTTCTATGAAAAAAGCCCAAGGACTTTCCCTTATGGGAACATGCCTTATTTTCAGGATTACTATATAACCACAGGATATGTGAGTGACGCATAATGGCAGAAATTACATTAAGAGAAACAAAAGGAAGCCCGCTTACATTTGCAGAAGCAGATGCTAATTTTACCAATTTAAACACTGATAAGCAGGAGACGATTCCTAATTTAGGTGTCACTTCTTCTGCGGATATGTCTGCAGACAAGATATCTTTTTACGATACATCAGCAGGAGCAACAAGGTCAATTCTGTTTGATAAAATTACCGCTTTTACGGAAAGGACTTTAGTTGTTAAATGTGTTGCTGATACTATTGGTCCAACTGTAGGAAATGGTATTACGCATGTTACAATACCGTCTACATTAAATGGGAAGAATTTATCTAGCGCTCAGGCGCATGTGTATACTGCTGGGACTGGAAGTTTAACTACAGTTCAATTGCATAATCTAACCGATGGTCAGGATATGCTTTCAACTGCTATAACTATTGATTCAGGGGAGAAAGATTCTTCCACAGCCGCTACCCCATCTGTCGTAGGCAGTTATGGTGGAGTTTCTACTGCCGATGTCATCAGAATAGATGTTGATATTGTGGCTACCAATACTTTGGGTCTAGAGATAAGAATGGTGTTCAATACATGAGTCTTCAGATAGGAGTGCATTCAGAACCCCCATTGGTTGGTGTTGAAAAATTGCATCCAATACCGGAAATTATTTGCAGCGTTAACGAAGATAAAGATAAAATAAGGGATAATATAAAAAACAATATCAAGAGAGGATTACCTCAAGTCCGTCCTTATGAAACCCAGTGGGAGAAGGTGGTTGGAATAGTTCTAGGAGGCTTCACATTGAAGGAAACTTTTCCTGATCTTTTAGAAAAAAGAAAGAGTGGAATGCCTGTAATTACGGTTAATGGTTCTCATAAATATTGTATGGATAATGGTCTTACTCCTTCAGGAATGGTAATGCTGGATAGCAGGGAGTTTAATAACAGATTTGTTTATCCATTAGTTGAAGATTGTAAATATTTTATTTCATCTCAGTGCCATCCTTCTGTATTTGAAAATCTTAAGGATAATAAAGTATGGATATGGCATTGCGCTGGAGATGACAATTTTGATCTTTTAAAAGAAGAGTACGGAAAAGAATACTATCCGATAATGGGGGGCGCTACAGTTGCGTTGAGAGCCGTTCATTTACTAAGGATGTTAGGGTTTCATAAGTTTGAAATGTATGGATTTGATAGTTGTATTATGACAGATCACCATGCTTATGATCAGCCTGAAAATGATGGTGAAGGTGTTATAGATGTCACAGTAGCTGGAAGAGAGTTTACTTGTACTGCGGCGAATTACCATCAGGCAAAAGAGTTCGTTGATATGATTGCTAAAACAGGCGAACATTACGATCTGGCCGTGCATGGAGATGGCCTTATTTCACATATTATTAAAAATCCAAATTCATTAAAAATTAAAGAGGAGGTAAATTAAAATGGCCGCTACTGCTTGGAGTTTTTACAATTCCTTTAGGGAATATATAGGCAATGGTCAGTTTGATCTAGATGGTGCAAGTGTTGGTTTCTATTTATCACTTCATACTAGCGCAGGAAGTGCTAATGTAAATAATGCAGCTTTATCTACATATGCTTCACTTGCTAGTGAGGTTGCTAATGGCAATGGTTACACAACTGGAGGCGCATCTGTTACGGCCCGTACATGGGCTTCTGTTGCGACTGATAAGTATCGTTTTGATTCAACTGCTGTTGTATGGACCGCTACCGGCGGAACAATTGCGAATATTAAATACGCAGTTGTTTATCAGTCTGGTGGTAAATTAGTATGCTTTTCTAAACTGACTACATCTCAGTTTACTTTAGCAGAAGATAACACGCTTACTGTCACTCCAAGTGCCAGTGGCATATTTGAATTAGCATAGGGGATTATCATGGGACTAGAATCTGCAACATATATTAGCCAATTAGTCGCTACTAATCCGCTTGCCACTGACGCTATCTCACAAGGAGACGATCATTTGCGTCTTATAAAGGCTGTTTTGAAGAACCAATTTAGTGGTCTTTCTGGCACTACTGCTGTTACGGCAGATGGTGCAGAGATGAATCTGTTGGATGGGTGTACGGCTACTACCACTGAATTAAACTATCTTGATATTACAACGCTAGGTCAATCAGAAGAGTCTAAAGTATTAACAGCAGACGCTAGTGGAGATGTTACGATTGAAGATGGGGCATATGACTTTAATGTTGCTTCGCATGACGGAACAAATGGGTTGAAGCTTGGTGGTACATTAGTTACAGCAACTGCGGCTGAGTTAAATTTAATTGATGGGTATACCGGCACAACTGCCGAATTGAACTATAACGATGTAACAACAGCGGGTACAGTTGAAGCGTCTAAGACAGTAACTGCTGACGGTTCTGGCGTTGTTAATCATGCAGATTATGTTTTATCTCGTCCAGTTGTTAAGGATTATGCTGAAACTGTTTATGCTGGGGGCAATTCAAGCACTGCCGTAACTCTCGATGAAACTAACGGTAACGTGCAGACGTTCACAATGACAGGAAACTGTACCTTCACAATGCCGTCTGGAAGTGGACTACAAGCGGGTACATCAATCGCTTTGATTTTAACTCAGGATGGTACTGGCTCAAACACTGGCGCATTCACTTCAGTATTGTGGGCTGGCGGTTCAGCGCCAACGCTCACCACGACAGCGACAACTGGAATCGACATTCTTACCTTTTACACCTTTAACGGTGGCGCATCTCCTGTGTGGTTCGGCTTCGCCTCTGGCGCGGATATGTCCTGATGGCTCCTCTAGGCGCGAGTAAGATTGCATTTATGGGTGGAGGAGTCCCGGACTTAGATGTTGAGTATCTTGTTATCGCTGGGGGAGCGTCAGGAGGTGGAGGAAACCAACTCAGTGGAGGTGGCGGTGCAGGAGGATATAGAACAGGTACATATACACCATTGGTAGTTTCAACAGCATATGACGTAATAGTTGGTGCTGGGGGTGCACGCACTAATGGGGCCGGTGTGGCTGGTCCTGATGGAAGTAATAGTAAATTTAACACAATCGAATCGACTGGCGGTGGCGGCGGCGGTTGCAATCCTTCAGGCCAATGTAAAACCGGAGGTTCGGGGGGAGGCGGGGCTTATATTACGTACCGCACAGGAGCGGCTGGTAATGCCGGGAGTTATTCTCCAGTAGAGGGATATGCTGGCGGGAATTCAAATGATAGTTGGCCGATGAGCGGTGGCGGCGGTGGTGGTGCCAGCGCTGTCGGAGCGGATGGAACTGCCCCGGGATACCCTAATGGAAGTGGTGGTGCTGGTGGGGCAGGAGCGGCTTCCTCAATAACCGGTGCGTCTGTAACCCGTGCCGGTGGTGGGGGTGGAGCATCAAAAGCCTATGGTGGTGCTGGTGGGGCAGGTGGTGGTGGTGCTGGGGTTGTCGGATCGGACGCCGTTGCTGGCACCGTGAACACTGGCTCTGGAGGTGGAGGTGCTCACATGGCCTCTGGCACTTCATACAGTGGTGCTGGTGGATCAGGAATTGTCATTCTAAAAATCCCCGATTCCTATACAGCAACATTCTCAGCCGGTGTTACTTCCTCACTAGACACTTCAGTTGCTGGTTATAAAATTTATTCTGTGACAGCAACATCAACAACTAGCGAAACTGCGACGTTCAGTTAAGGAGTTATTTATGGCACATTTTGCAAAGATTGATAATTTACAAACTGTGGTTTTTGTCGTGGTAGGTAGGGATGCGGATCAAGAATTAGAACTCTGTGCAAGAACTGGGGATACTTATCGTCAGACTTCATACAATACCAGAGGTGGTATCCATTACAAACCAAATAGCAATGAACCGTCTGAAGATCAAAGCAAGGCATTGCGAAAAAACTTTGCCGCGATTGGGTACACTTTCGATGTTGACCGCGATGCGTTTATCCCACCCAAACCTTATGACAGTTGGGTATTAGACGAACCTACCTGCACTTGGGAGCCTCCTATTCCATACCCTTCTGATGGAATAAGTTATGAGTGGGATGAAGAAACAGTATCGTGGACAATATCAACGATATGAACTTTATCGCTCTTTCAGGATTGCCTAGAACCGGCTCAACTTTGTTGTCAGCAATACTTTCCCAGAATCCTAATATTCACGCTGAAGGGAACAGTGCGTTATGTCAGTTAATGTGGGATATGCAAGTATCTTGTGAAACGTCAGAACAGTTACGGGCATCACCTACTAGAAAATTTGTAGATCAAGATGCATTAGTTTCAGCAATTCCTCAGATTTATTACAGAGGGATAACGGCTGAATATATTTTTGATAAATGTAGATCGTGGACGCTTTCACCGAATATGGAAATGATGAAACGATACATTACCAAGCAACCAAAGGTAATTGTTATGCTTAGACCGATAGATGAAATCGTTAAGTCTTTTGAAAAACTTTACCAATCGAATAATGTTGATAAAGACGTAAGTTTGTTGCTGGAGGAAGGGTCGGAACCGCTTATGAGAAGTCTTGATGGGGTTGAACAAGCGCAAAAAAATAACACTGGGGAATTTTTATTTATTGAGTATCGCGATCTTGTGAATGATACAGTCAATATCATAAAGTCTATATATCAATATTGTGGATTAGAAATATTTGAACATAACTTAGCAAATATTGTAAATAAATTCCCAGAAGATGATAGCGTTTATGGGTTGGAGGGTATGCACATGGTTCACCCAACAGTCAGGGAACGAACAAACACAAATATGGGATTTGGTTGAAGACCCACTCATTTATTAAGGTAGCGTGAATGGCAATAACATCATGGACGGCTGCTGGCGGGGGTTGGGATGACGCTCAATACCAACGTGCATGGGATGGCCCTGCTATATTTCCCGCTAAAGGGGATATAACTCTTAGTTCGTCTGCCCCTTCTGGGAAACTTGAGTTTTTTGCTTCTCCGGATGTTGCCAACCTTGAAATAGTACAATCTTATGAGTGGGATCAGTTAACAAGTTCTTGGGTTGATTCTACTGGTGACTGGAGTAGTGGCCCTGTTCCTCAGATGGCTGTTGGGACAAATACATCTGTAGATAAAGCAGACCTTACATTTACTGCTTATTCTCCAGATATTGGG